GCAACGTAAGGTTGTTCCGGGCTCTCCAGATCAGGTAATACCATTATATCCTAATAATGCTAAAACTTTTGGAGCTTTAGGCCTAGAAGACACAGGTTCCTCTCCTTATCCACAATTTGACTTCCCAAGTCTATCAGGAAAGTATACTCTAACCTTCTTAGCTTATAATCAGTTTATATCATACCCTTGGGCACTTAATCCAACTTCGCTAGGTTGTACGAACCAGATGGCTGGACTACCCGATGGTGGAGCAACTATAACTTACGACTCTGCAAATGATACTTGGCTACATTTTGGGGATGCACTCCCTGGAGTTGATACTACAGCCACTTTAGAACTAGTACCTGGAATTCATTATAAGTTTGAGACAGATTCAACTGTGCCTCAGCATAAAGGACTAACCTTAGTAGATGCCGCAGGTAATGAACCTTGGTGGGTAGATACTAATGGAGCTCATTCTGGAACTAATGTATTAGAGTTTGTTGTACCTCTTAAAGGAGTGGCAACTACTGGATATGCATTAAGAAGAACAGATGCGTCGTTCTCTATGCCAGTAACGATAAACTTTGACTTGTTCGAAGGGTATAAAATATATACTAGGCATATCAATGCTGATAATGGCGAATCTTTCACAATCACCCCAGAAGAATGGGATTAGGATAAATATGATAAAACTTTTAGTAGGATTAATGGTGTCACTTAATGTATTAGCATTAGATGACTTTGATTTATACAGATATGGACCAGATGCCTCTGTTGATATAGAGAGACTTGGTGTAATACTAAAAGTAGTGTTGTATGACGACCCAGACAAGCTTAACAGCGATTTTAAGAAATCTTCTGGATTACCTGAAGATGATGAGAGTATGATAAGAGCTTTTACCCTAACAAGAGATGGAGACGATGTTTGTATAGTACACATGATCCCGCCAACTCTATGGGATGATAGAGAGACTCTAGCAATCATGGGACACGAAGTCCTACATTGTTTAGGAGCCAATCATCAAAATGCCGCAGAAGAGATAGCGCAACAGAAGAAGGACTGGGAAGACAAGAATAAACAGTCAGCACTAGAAGATCAATCGGAAGAAGAGCTATATGCCGAAGATAGGAAACTAGAGCTGGAATGGTTAAAAAAAGAGTATGAACAGATGGGAATTGTCATAACAGAGGAGAACGAGAGTAATGAGTATAATGATTAGATTAGTAGGGTTATTTTTAATAATTGGATTAATATATACAGTAAATGCAGAACCTTGTCCAGTTAAAGATTATGTCATAACTTCACCAACTATACAAGATGCCGTTGATAACGGTTTCATTAGTTTTGAAGAAGGGGCAAACTTAGAAAAGTCAATAAACGAAGGCAAACAAGATATTATCCCAGTTGACGTCGATGATGGCATTATTGCCTTCGGAGTTATAACTTACGAAGATGACATCAATTGAACAGCTTAGTTTAGAACTAGCAGACTTCATGGTACCGTTTATGGCGGTAATGATGGGTATTGTTATAGCAATGTTGATTAAAGACTATGCTACCAATATTGCCAAAGGTATAAGTTTCAAATACTTTGGTCCCTTCAAGGAAGGAGACCATGTAATGTTAGAGGACCATAGATCTGTAATAGTTAAGATAGGTTTAACTATTACTGTCTTTGGATGTGATGATGATAAACGTGGTTACATATGGAGATATGTGCCTAACAGTAGAATAGGAATACTCAAGCTCGGCAAGATTATATCTCATGCCAAAAAGGATTTGTAGTGATGGAAAATCGAGTTAACTCTTTAGAGACAGAAATTACTCTACTTAAGAGTCAGATGGGCACCTGCCAACAATCTATTAGTAAAGAAATAGAATATTTAAAAAACCGTAAAGCAGATGTACCTCAATGGATCAAAACTGCTTCCATAGCTATCATATTTGCCATATTTGGACAAACTGTATCAGTGGTATGGTGGGCATCAAATATAGCAGCACATACTGACAACATGCAGTTACAAGTTGATAAAAATACTAAATTTGTAGAAAACTGGCCTGCTCGACACAATGAAGTAATGCTAGGACTTAAAGAGATACAAATTAATAATGAGAACATTAAAGAAATGCTCAAAGAGGTAAGGACACTTCAATCCGGCCATAAATTAGACACTGCACATAAGGAAAAGTAAAAATGCTAAAAATTAGCAGAGAGGATGTAAATCCTGACGCAATCCAATCTTTTGATAAAGATAAGCGATTTATAAAATTACCAATCGACTCATACATGGAACTCTTAGGCATAACTCCTATACGTTCTCAGGTAGCACTTTTAAATGCTGTCAACAATCCTAGTTATAGATTTATAGTAGCTGCCCTATCGCGTAGACAGGGAAAAACTTATATATCCAATATTATAGGACAACTCACTGCATTAGTCCCCGGGACCAACATTCTCATCATGAGTCCCAACTATGCATTGTCCCAAATCTCATTTGACCTCCAACGTAACCTTATTAGACATTTCGATCTCGAATTGACTCGTGACAACGCGAAGGACAAAATCATTGAACTTTCCAACGGCTCTACAATTCGTATGGGTTCGGTGAATCAAGTCGATTCCGTAGTTGGTCGTAGTTATGATTTAATTATTTTCGATGAGGCCGCATTATCAGATGGCTTAGAGGCATTTAATGTCGCTCTTAGACCTACGCTTGATAAACCCACTTCCAAAGCTATTTTTATATCCACACCTCGTGGACGTAACAATTGGTTCTCAGACTTCTATCATCGAGGCTTTAGTTCGGAATTTACAGACTGGGTTAGTATCCATTCTACTTACCATGAAAATCCTCGTATCAGTATGAAGGATATTAATGAAGCTAAGAAAGGGATGTCCAAGGCTGAGTTCGCACAAGAGTACTTGGCCGACTTTAATCAGTTCGAAGGTCAGGTATGGAACTTTGACTTCGAGAAATGTGTGGAAGACCTTGAAAATCTAGATACTTCCAAGATGGACATTTTTGGAGGGCTCGACGTCGGATATAGAGACCCTACTGCCTTTTGTGTGATTGCTTACGACTGGGACTCGGAGCTATACTATCTTATCGATGAATACATGCAAGCAGAGAAGACTACTGAGCAACATGCAGAGAAAATCCAGGAGATGATAAGTAAGTACGATATCGATGTAATTTACATTGATTCAGCAGCGCAGCAAATGCGATGGGATCTGGCTCAAGATTACGATATATCTACAGTTAACGCTACAAAAGATGTTTTAGCGGGAATTTCCGCGGTGGCAACAATTGTAGAGAATGATAGACTTATAATAGACCAAAGATGTAAAAATTCACTAATGTCTATTGATCAATATCAATGGGATCCAAACCAAAACTTATTAAGAGAGAAGCCAGTACATAACATGGCATCTCATATGTCAGATGCACTACGATATGCCTTATATACCTTCGTAGCTTCGTACGTCACAGTTTAGGTATGAGGATAGAAAAATAAGACTTGACTTTTTATCTTAGTATAGGTATAATTACGGTATAAATTTAGAGAGATATATAAAAAAATACCTGAACAACAGGATTGGCTATATGGCAGAACTAAAGAGGGACATTGTAAAGTATGTCCGTGATCGTGCTAAGAGCGCGTATGATAAAGATTCAGAATGTCGGATATGTGGGTCTAATGAAGAATTAGACTTTCACCACTTTTACGGGATGACTGAGTTATTGGAGAAATGGTTAAAAGAGAACGGCATTGCAATTGAAACTGCGGAAGATATTATTGCTGTTCGTGACAGATTTATCGAAGAAGAATATACTAATGTATACTACGAAACGGTTACACTCTGTCACGGGCATCATCTTAAACTTCACAGTATCTACGGCAAACGTCCTAAACTAGCGACCGGCCCTAAGCAAAAGCGGTGGGTAGAAAAGAGAAGAGCTAAAGAATATGGGAATAATTGATAACTTAATAGAAAAATTAAATCCTGCACAGCCTGAAATTCATAGTTCAGAGACTACAGCAGGAACCACTATGCCGTGGAGACGCTATAAAGTAGCGTATAAAGAAGTCGAAGTAGTTAATCGCGGGGTTAACTTAATAGTAGACGCAGCTTCGGCAATTAACATAGATGTTGGGGATAAACTACCATTTGCAGGACAATCACTTCTTAGGAAGAATAAAGTCCACCAATTGTTAAATCACCAACCTAACCCCTTTCAAGATATAAGTGCGTTTAAACGTAACATATATCTGGATTTTGTAACGGAGGGTAACATCTTCCTTTACTTTGATGGAGTACACATATACCATCTACCTGCACAGAACGTGGAGATTGTAACAGATAAGAAAACATACATTAGCCATTATAGCTACGAACGAAAGAACTTCAAACCAGCAGAAATCATACATATTAAAGAAAACTCAGCAAACTCAATCTTTAGAGGAGATTCACGTCTCTCATCAGCAAGTAGGTCCTTAGAAACACTTTCTAAGATGCAAGACTTTCAGGACAACTTCTTTACTAATGGAGCTGTCCCTGGTCTTATTATTAAGAGTCCTAACACTTTATCCGCTAAGGTTAAAGAAAGACTTTTAGAATCTTGGAGAAGAAAGTATAATCCTAGGACAGGTGGTAAGAGACCTCTTATTTTAGACGGCGGTTTAGAGTTAGATTCTATCAATCAGAATACTTTTAGAGAATTAGATTTTGAAGACGCGGTGAAGGCTCACGAAACACGAATATTAAAAGCTTTAGGCGTTCCACCAATTCTACTTGATGCTGGCAACAATGCTAACATTAATCCTAATTTAAGACTCTTTTACTTGAATACTGTAGTACCTATAGTACGCAAGTTAGTATCAGGCCTCGAACGATTCTTTTCGTATGATTTAGAAATAATTGTTCAAAACGTAGAGGCACTGAGACCAGAGCTTAAGGATGAAGCAGATTATTATAGTGCATTAGTTAATAATGGTATTATGACAGGAGCAGAGGCCCGTAAAAAGTTAAGGTTAGAGGATTTAGACGATCCGGAACTCACATCAGTTAGAATACCGGCTAATGTATCCGGTTCAGCAACGGGTGTGACAGGTCAAGAAGGCGGGGCTCCAAAGAAGCCTAAACCAAGTTCAGAGGAATAAATATGACAAAAACAGAACTAGAACAGACCGTACTAGATTACTTCTTTAAGGTAGGAAAAGCATTAGATAGAGCTGAATATAGAGCAGATCCTAATGTCCCAATACCTTATCCAGTAATCAATAGGGCGTATGGTTCTTATTTGCGTTTCCATCGATTTATGGCAATTCGTTTCAGGGATACCCCTAAACCGGAAGTAAAAGTAAAGAAGGAAGTAAAGATGAAGAAACCTAAAGTAGAAGTTAAAAAGAAGAAAGGAGGAAAGAAGGATGAAGACTAAATTTTTTATTGACTGCCTCTTTTCAGAAAAATCAGAAGAAAGTG